CAGTAAAGTAAATATGCTTTCCTGCGTCACTAGCAGCAACTGTTGTATTTGTACTTTGTGGAGCACCAATGTAGCCAACTTTGTTAGTCCCGTCCACCGTACAGTTACTTAGCGTCCCTGACGTTGGGGTTCCTAGTACAGGAGTCACCAAACTTGGTGATGTTGCAAACACTAATGAACCTGATCCGGTCTCGTCGGTAACCGCAGAAGCAAGATTAGACGATGATGGAGTGGCAAGCCATGTGGCTACGCCAGTACCTAATCCGGTAATGTTACCAACAGCAACGGAACCAGCAGTTTGTTTCAGCGAACCCGTGGAGTCAAACGAACCGTCAGTTGTCCAAGTGTCATTAGGCTGAAGCGTTACCTTAGCGATCTGTCGCGTTGTAGAGCCGCTTGAGTTGTTGTAGGTGACCGTGACTGTTACCGCAGCGGTATCTTTATTCTGAATAGTAATCCACTTGATAACTCGCCTTGTTGATGCGGCTGGAGAACTAACCACCGTAACCGCACTTGTCCCATTAAGCGCACCATCGCTTGCGCCTTCAGTAAGCGACGATGATGTGCTGTCAGCATAAGCAACCGTGTATTCAGGGTTACTGGTAGCCGCAGCCCCAGACATCACCGCCTGTATCGTTTTCGTGGTTGCGTCAAGAACTAATGTTCCCATTGTTTTTCCTTAACTAAGAAACCATGCAAAATTCTGAGCTGTTGTGCTACCACCGCTTGCGGATGCCCATGATAAGTTACCAGAACCATCAGTAGATAAATATTGACCACTAGAGCCTGCGCTAGAGGGGAAGATCAGTGTTGTTGTTCCTGACGATGCAGCCTTAAGCGTAACCGAGGCTGTCCCAGAAGAACCGTAGGTTAGCTTGACACCCTTGCCGGAGCCACCCGTGTTTACAAGGTCAATAACACCATCTGCATAAACAGAACCGTCTGCCGCTAGATAACCCTGGCCTACTAAAACACTCGTCCAGTAAAGCGCAGAACCCTGCTTGATTGCTTTACCGCTTGTGCCGTTAAAGACAGCAATGAAGTTATCTGAAGAAGAACTTGGGCCAGTAACATCACCACCGCCCGCAGGTGTAGACCAAGACAATGCACCTGCACCGTCAGTTTTAAGAAACTGTCCAGATGTCCCATCAGCATTAGGCAAAGTAAACGTTACGTTAGCCGCGACTGTTGTTGGTGATTTAAGACCAATATAGTTAGAGGAGTCTGAGTCGGCAAAACGTAAAGCCCCTGCCGATCCAATTTGTACGTTGGTACCATCCCACGTTAAATTAGCTGACGCCCCAAAAGACCCTGAGCTATTGAACTGGATCTGTGTTGATGATCCTCCTGGCGTTGCAGTTGCAGTAGTCCATGACAAGGTACCGGAACCATTGGTTGAAAGTACCTGTCCATTTGTCCCATCTGCATTTGGCAATGTCCATGTCACATTGCTTGCCACCGTTGAAGGTGATTTAAACGCAACGTAATTGGATGAGTCTGAATCTGCTAGGCGAATAGCACCTGTTGATCCAATCTGAACATTGGTTCCATCAAAGGTAAAGTTTGCGGACCCTTGGAAATTGCCTGACGAATTGTATTGAATCTGCGTAGTAGAACCACCAGGAGTCCCTGATACAGTCGTCCAAGATAATCCACCTGATCCATTAGAAGTAAGCAACTGGCCGTTGGTGCCATAACTTGTAGGAAAGGTGTATGTCTGAGGTGTTGTTGACGCCGCATTACTTGGCTGCAAGCGAAGTACTTTTGTTCCGCCGCCTGCGTCATTAGATTGCAGTTCTAGGTATCCTGAAGTGCCGGCGCCTGTATTGGCTGTTACTTGGACATACCCAACAAATGATCCTTGCCCTGTGTCAGTAATAGTTGCCGATGAATTTTGAATCAACTTCCCGGTGGTTGAATCAAAGCGGACAATTGCGTTATCCGTTGAACTTGCCGGTCCTGTTACATCACCACCTGCCGCAAGCGTTGCATACTCAAGTGCTGTGCCGCCAGAGTTGACACGTAGGTATTGAAGTGACGTACCAATTGCTGTTAAGCCAGTACCACCATTACTGGTCCCAAGCGTTCCTGTAACCCCTGTAGATAATGGCAGTCCAGTCGCATTGGTCAGTGTGCCGCTTGAAGGTGTGCCTAACGCACCATTGAGTACAACCACAGCGCCAGCAGATCCGGTATTAATTGCAAGCGCTGTGGCAACACCCGTACCTAAGCCCGATATACCAGTTGAAACGGGAAGACCTGTAGCGTTTGTTAAGTTTCCTGAGCTTGGCGTTCCTAAAGCACCGCCATTTACAACAAACGCCCCCGAAGACCCGACGCTTACTCCAAGTGCAGTTGCTACATTAGTACCTAGACCTGTGATACCTGTGCTTACCGGCAATCCTGTACAGTTTGTAAGCGTTCCAGAGCTTGGCGTACTTAACGCACCACCCGGAGCAAGATAGTCTGAACCGGCAGATGCCGCCGTAACAACACCGCTTGTGCCTTTTAAAATGCCGGTAGTCGTTGCATTAACTATTACTTTTCCAGTAGCGCCACTAAATAACGCAAGCTGCCCATCTGTAGAGGAAGACGGTCCTGTAACGTCTCCACCAGCAGCAATCGTTGCGTACTCTAGTGCCGTACCCGCAGAGTTAACACGCAACACCTGTAATGACGCTCCTAATGCGGTAAGACCTGTACCGCCAGAAGTGATTGGTATAGCTGTGCCGTTATAACTAAGGGTGATGTTTCCTGACGTTGTGATTGCCGAAGAAGCGTTTAAAAATGCTGGAGGTGTAATACCTACTGATGTGACCGTTCCCGTTCCTGATACGGCACCCCAACGTACACCTGTTGTTTGTGTGGAGTCAGCAATTAAAACGTAGTCGTTCGTCCCTACTGGAAGTCTGACGTTGTCAGTGCCAGTATTGACAATCAAATCACCCTTGGTTGTTGTCGGGGCAAGCGCATCAAACGCAGATGTCTTATCACTTTGCCCTGTACCGCCACTAGCTATGGCTAGTGTTCCTCCAAGCGTAATTGTTCCGCTTCCCGTTATAGGGCCTCCTGATGTTGTAAGCCCTGTCGTGCCACCTGATACATTGACACTTGTAACCGACCCGGCACCAGATGAAGCGTACTCAAGCGCAGTTCCACCAGCATTAACCCGTAGCACTTGTAACGCCGACCCAAGACTTGAAAGCCCTGTGCCACCATTACCGTAGGGAAGCGTCCCGGTAACACCCGTAGATAAAGGTAGTCCCGTTGCATTTGTCAGCGTAACGGACGTTGGTGTACCAAGGATAGGCGTAACAAGTGTTGGGCTAGTCGCAAATACCAGTGATCCCGTACCTGTCTCATCAGAAATAACACCTCGCAGTTCTGCCGAGGTTGTTGATGCAAACGCCGAGAGTTTGTCTGACGTATAGGCAACCGTTCCGCCAGCACCAAATGCCATCGTTGAACCGTCGGTCCCTGATAGCGTAACTGTGTTGCTTGCCGTGAATGTCTTGCCATCAGCCACTGTCAATGTAGAACCAGTAGCTGGAGAAGTGATTGTTACTTTGTTGTACTTTCCGCCAGTAATGTCACCCGTCGTGTCCGCAATCGTGACCGCCGAGTTTTGAATGACCTTGCCCGTGGTTCCATCAAACCTTGCTACCGCATTATCCGTGGCAGATACGGGACCATTGACACCAACAAGCGCATATTCAGAGCCATTCCAGTAAACAACAGCCTCTGCCCCAGAAGCAATCGTTACGCCCGTAGTTGCTGATGCCTTAAATACGATTGCAGCGTCTGCACCATTTTTTACAACATACCAATTTCTACTTGAAGATCCACCTGGTGCAACGACATTCCTGCTTGTTCCAGCAGAACCTGTTACCAAAATAACAGCATATCGTGCTTGATTGCTAGCCGATCCATCCCCGTTGCTTAACGTAACACTTGCCGACGTTACATCAACCGTTACCGCGCCGCCGATCGCCACGTCCACGGGAGACGTAAGCGAATTGTTAATTGTTGTACCCCAAGTGCCATCTTCTGAGCCATTGACAGGCTGGGCAAGCTTTAACAGGGTGGTGTAATTAATAGCCATACCTACCTCACGAAGACGTGGTAATTGGGGTCCACGTTGTAGTCACACCAGGTGTGATCGGTGCCCACGTTGTTGTCACGCCAGGAGTAATTGGTGTCCACATCTTAGGCGATCCTTAGCACTGCATTGGTGGCATCTGCCGCGGGAAATGTAATCACAAGATCTTGCGCACTCTTGGTGATATTCAACCCAAAGTTTAATACAGCAACCGATCGATTTCCATTGGTCGAGTTATAAATTAAAGCACCATTGGTTGTTAGCGTTACGTTTGTGAACGTCGCTGTATCAAAAGACCAATACGCAGTTGTTCCTTGAAAGGAAGGGGTAATGTTTGTGAGGGCAATCCCTCCAGCGGAATAATTGGTTCCACTGGATTCACCTGCTGCTGTGTACGCAGTCGTTGAGGCACCGAGATCCGCGTTTGCGGTGTATAAGGCAAGCTTAAAGACATCGCCGGTACTCGCAGTGAAGTTATGCAGACCCTGCGCGAGCTCTACTTTGAAGCTTGTGGTCAGGGTTTGAATGATTGCCATTACACCACCTTGTCTCGGACTTGGCCTGTCCTGTAGGCATCTTGACGCTCAAGGCCATCACCAAGACGCTTGGCCAATATAAGCGCTTCTTTGTAGCGGCTATTAACCAGGTTAACCATATCAGGCTCACCTTTCAAAAAGGTGTAAGCCTCAATAAGGCATCCGTATAGCAATACCGTGTCAAAGTTATCGCCAAGCCATGTGGTTGTAGAACTTACGTCACCAACCCCTATTGATGTTGGATAGTAGAAATAGTGCAGCTCTACTGAATACGCCAAGTCCGGCGTCGGCCCAAGCATAAAAACCAACTCTTTAGTGTTCGTTGGATAGTCAGGGCCAAACAAAGCGTAACAATAAGGACGCCCAGTGTTTCCTGTACCCGTTGGTATGGGAAAAGACTCGCGTATAAAGTTTACATCTTTGTTGAGCAAATAGTAGTAAGAACCATCCGAATCAATAACCGCAAATGAATAGGGCGCAAGAAAGTCATCCGGTGCCTGCAAATACCTAGTATTTGCCACACAAGCAGCAGTCACGTTTCTCCGTAATGACGGAAACTGAACTGTGTTGAAGATTCTCTGCTCAGCCTGTTGCGCAAACGTCTGAAGCGTACCTGTCTCAAACGTGGTTTCGCAGAAATCTTGAATCGCAGTCTTAAGCTCGCCCCAATTCATGATGGCTCCTTAAGCCATTGGCCCTCGGCACATCGTACCTTTAGTGGCCGCACCGGCTCCACGCATTTTAATGCCAGATGTCTTAACTTGGCTATTTGGATTCATAGCAACGCCATGAGTAGGCTGCCAGTCCTTAACCATGTTGTATGGCATTTCCTTGCCTGGGCTTGGTGACGCAACAACCTTGGCGCCAGTCATCGTATGCGGCTCTGCGTAAACAGATGCCGGACCGACTTCTTTGCCACCTTGCTTCATTGAATACTTAGCCATGGATTACCCCTGGTTGCGTGCGCGTGCAAGATTGCGACCCATCTTCCTCATCATCTCTGATGTTGGTCCGCCCTTGCGCATTTTGGTCAAAGGCTTTCCTGGGTGCATCGCTTTCTCGTGCTTGTGTACCGCAGCAGCCGCGGTCTTTTTGTCCTGCTTGATGTCATCTTTCATGTCGGCTCCTAAGATACTGTGACACTGTTCAACAATGCTTGACCCACAAGGTGATTGGGAGTCATGCCGTAATCGTATGATCTTGCACCGCCAACCGGATTGAAGCCCCATTCTATAACTCGGCTTCCTTCAGATGGAACCCCCGTGTAAAGCGGGCTTGTTCCTACCGTGTTGTTCGTCTGCATCCCGTTGTAGCCTGACTGGTAATACGAATTGGAATCGGGACGTGGATTCCGTACCGCTTGCGGATCGTTCACGGGGAACATGCCTAGCTGCAACTGCGGCTGATCTTCCTCCCAGCAAGTCGGACATACCAGTATATTGACATTTTTTGTCTTAATTGTCAGCGGTTTTAGCTGTTTTAGCTTGTAGCGGAACCCACAGCGATCACACTGCGATATTGCCCACTTACCACTGGCAAACTGATTGGGCATTTAGAACCCGCCCGTACCTAAGAATGACTGCCTTGGGACAAACCTTATCGGAGCCTTCTCCCGATCCTCGTCAGCCGCTAGCTGCCATGCCTCGTCATACTGCGCTTTCAGCATCCCCATGCGCTCCAAGCCGCCTTCCACTTTCATAGATAGCTTGTAAGCCAATCCGGCAATCAATGCCTCTTGGAATCTGAATGGAATGTCTTCCACATTCACGCCATTACCCGCGTCTTGCAGCCTTCTCATGCGCCAGTAAACAAGCGTGTAATAAGGTGTTGAGATTGATCCTTGATCTGGTGCTGGCCATACCGTGACGTTAGGGAATTTGGTGTTGCTTACTGTGGCCCCAGATATGTGAGACGCAGCCGTGGTGTTATTCTGGCCGCGCACTACGTTATCTAGCGTTGCATAAGCTGAAGCACCCGTTGCCACATTCTCGGCTTGGGTTGAAGTTCCGTAGTAATAAACCGTCTCCGCTCCAATGTTTGCATATCCTGCATATGGTATCCCTGCGAGGCTAGACATCGGTATTGACGTAGCAGAGGATGAGATGTTTGCCGCAAGTGTCCCAGTAAAGACATACGTTTGACCGCCCTGTCTGTCAATGTAAATTTGAATCGGCCGCCCCGTGGCAAGCTTATTTGGTATGGTCGAATAAGTACTAACCGAGATTCGACTGATGTTTATATCGGTCTGGTTCTGACTTTCACCCGTACGAATGATCGTTTCAACCAGGTCAACTGTGTTAATTGGTAGCGGATAGGTTATCTGGTTGGCATAGAGCTGGATAGCCCCTTGCTCCATAGTCCACAAATTGATGCCGCGGTTCGCCCACTCTGTTAACAAAAGGTTTAGTGATCGACGGGCCGTGCGTAAATCATAGCCTGATCGCAACTCTCGGCCGCACCGCTCATAGGCTTCTTCCACAAGCTCATTCAAGTTGGGGTCGAAATTGGTCGTCCCGGTCGTGAATGCCATGATTACCTCTTAGCCGTCAAAGCAGACTTGCGAAAAGCTTCTGCTGTAGGCGCACCCTTGGCGCCAGGTTTTCTCATCTTCTCACCCGAACCGGCTGCAATACGCTTGCGCTTAGCGTTGATGTTTGCATAAAGCCCAACCTTGCCTCCCTCTGCGTACTGAATGAAATCAGTATCATCACGTCGGGATTTTAATTTGGGACCCGGCATTTTCGAGGGGTTGATACACCCCATACCCCGGCTCTTGAGCATAGATATTCTCCATCAGAGAGGCAAGGCCCATGGGCAAATAAGGCTGCATGGGTCGCAGGTAATTAGGATACGGCATTCCATAGTATGTGGGAAGTTCTGGGGCCGGTACGTTTGGATATTCGTAATTAATACCATTGGCAACCGTTGACGTATTGGCTGGTTGCGTTACGGGGATGTCAGTCCCTGGCACAACAATAATTGGCGGAACCGTAATTGGAGGATTGGTTGTGGTAGCGCCTCCGCCTGTGGTTGTTGTCGTCGAAGTTGTTGTTGACGGCGGCAAAACCGGAGGCAAGTCCAGAGGGTCTGCCGTTATAGGCTCTTTCGGTGCGGTAACCGTTACAGTTCCCGCGTTTACCGAACCTCCTGGAATGGTGTCTGCACCACCACCGCCAGAAGGGGTGTCCAGCGTAATAACGTCGGTATCCGATAAGCCAGAGCTAACTGAGTCTTTTGTACCCGTAACAACAACCGGAGTCGAGCCCGTTGTGCCAGATACCGGTACTACTGGCGCCGCGACATCCACATTTAATGCTGTACCTTCAGAAGGTTTTACCCCTGTAACCGTTACCGAAGGGTCGGTAACCGTAGTGACTGGCGGCGGTTGTGCGGTAATCACGTCTTGTGTAAGAACGCCACCAACAGTTGGAGCACCTACCGCCCCTGTGACCGTTACCGATGGTGTACCGACCGTTCCTGTACTACCCGTTAATGTATCCTGGCCAGTTGCTGACATAACAGTGTCTTGGCCTGCGGTTACTACAACCTGATCCGTTGAACCACCAGAGCTTGTTTCAAGCGCCGTTTTCTGAATTTCATTAAGGCCGGTCGTATTTAGCTGGGTTGATGTTGCACTAGGTGATACACCTGAAGCAATCTCATCAATAAGCTTGGAATTGTTTTGTACAAAGTTAAGAACCGCCAAGGGATTGGTTGCCATGGCCGTGATGTTCTGGCCACCTGTAAATGCAGTCTGTACGATAAGTTTTGCCTGAGCCGCGGTTAACGTATTACCGCTAGCCTCAACAAGCTTATCGACTACCAATGGCGTTATGGATGTTGTGAGTGTTTTTGTCAGGTCAATGTCACCATTAACCATCAGCTGGTTTAGTGAGCTACCAATAGCTCTTGCCGCAACTACTGCCTGCTCATGCGTTAAGTCAACACCCTCAAGATTCGATAGCATCTTGTAGGCTTCTTGAGTCGCCATGTTGCTAATGACCGGTGCTACGCCGCCAGCAATAAAGCCTTTGCTGAAATCACCTCCAGCTGCTTCAGATACCAATCCTTGATAGGTGCCGCGCACAATCGCTGTTGCAGTTGCTGTGGCCACGGGTGCTGACATACCTGTTGTCATTAACATGCCGGTTAGACCTGTTCCGGCTGTCATGCCTCCGCCAAGGCCAGCCAGTTCTATGCCGCTCACCGCGCCACCAATAAGCTCGGGTAACAAGTAAGGCGCAGCGATTGCTGATATAACTGCAAGAGGTAAGGCATATTCCTTGGCGCCATACTTCTCTTCCCAGTTGCTAGCTATACCGGCTCCGCCACCAGGCGTCTGACCAAGGAAGTATCCTGTACTGCCAGACCCTTCTCCTTCAGAACCAAATCGCCACATGCCGCCATTCTGTGACTGTGGTACAGCTTGCAACTCTTTGCCCGTGGCTTTATCAAAGTACACCACGTAATTCGTTGCTTTCTCGCCCTCGGTTTCTCTGAAGTCGCTGCCAACAACGTCACCAGTTGCAGGCAAATTCCTTGTTTCAACACGCGTACCAATTTGGTTAAGGTCTTTGATGCCATAACCCTCTAGGTAATTGACCATCTTTTCTAGGTGATGGTCCCATCCGCTGTTTTTATCCCATACGCCGTTCTTCGTTCCGCCGCTAGTAATCTCTGTGAGCTGGTTGGTTAACCGCTCTTTCGGGGTCATCTGGGCGTCTGCTACATAAGCCTGAAGATTCTTGAGAATGTCCGGCCGGGTTTCATCCGTTCCAAGATAATTAGCCAACTTGGATAAATCCATGTTGTTATCTTTGGCAAACTGGGCAAGCTCTGCGTAGCTTAGCTGCTTATCTTCGCCAGCATACTCGTTCATTTCCGTGGTTACACGGTAAGTGTCAAGGCTCTTCGTTGGTATGCCAAACACGCGCTCCATATCCGCATCGGATAGCTTGTTTGCTGTCTGGAACTCGGTAATCTTGCCAAAGTCTTTCACATCAAATGGCATCGTTTCACGCCATGTGCGCTCTTGCGGTGAATAAACAGATTCAGCTTTGAGCTGAGCCAAGGTGTCTTTGTTATCACCAAGATAGGTTTTCACAAAGTCATCGATGGTCATTTGCTTCTGGCCAATCAGGCCAAGCAATTCATTAGATGTTAATTTGCCGCCGCTTTCTTTTAACGCTGATATTTCTTGGCCTACTCTAGCCTTGTCTAAGTCTGAAGCGGTAAGCTTTGTTATATCCCCAAATATCCTTTGGAAATCAGCATCAGATAGCTTTTCTGTGTTCTGGAAGGTGAGTATCTGGTCAATCGTTGGAGGCGTTTTAAGTAACGTATACGCCTCGCGCCACGTCCTTTCTTGCGGCGTGAATGACGCCTCTTTATTGAGAGAGTCAATCGTTGCCTGCCCGCCACCAAGATAAGCTTTGGCAAAATCCTCTGGCGTCATGTTCTTGCTAGCAGCAAGACCCAAGACTTCATTAAGCGTTAGTGTGTTATCGGTTGCTTGTAGCGCGTCAAGCTTGCCCTTGGTATCAATTTGATCCCTAGACTTGGTGATCACATCTTGGGTGATATTTAAGTACCTGCCAAGATCTGCATCTGAAATATTGTTGGCTTTGGCGTATTCAAACGCCTTGTCCATCGGGATGGTTGATTTACCGTCCGTAGTGACCGCAAGTTTATTAAGACCTGCCGTCAGGTCAAAGTCCTTAAGCGCCGCGACTGTCTTGGTTTCATCTAGCCCTAAAAGATCAGACATCCCCATGCCCGGGTTTATCCCTGACTCCCTAAGCGCATTTGCCACTGACCCAAGGTTCTTTTCTGCGAGCGCTACCAAACCGGTGCTATCAGTGCTAAAGAACTTTGCAAGGTTCTTCGGTTCAATTGATTGCTTAATAGCCAGAGCCATAGCACTACCAAGATCGACCTTGCCGTCTTTCGCAATCGATGAGATCTGCTGCCTGTCTTTCTCATATACAAGCGAGTCAGTCGTCACGCCTGGCATGACTTTGGTCAGAGCGTCAGCCACGGTTGCATACGGCAGCTTGTTTTCGTCTGCGTACTTAACAACCTTCTCTATGCTTATCTGGTTGTTATCAACCAGCCCAGACACATCCTTAACAATCTGGGCCGCTTCTTTTGAGCCAACTGATGCTTCAAGTGCAGTATTAACTTGCGACTCTGGAATGTTTAATTCACTGGCTATTGACTTGATCTCTTCAACCGTCATGCCGTTTTGTATGGCACGGGTTACCGCATCGTTCAGCGCCTGAGCTTGTTTTGCTTCAGCTTCTTTCTGGGCTTGTAGATCTGCCTTGTACTTATCAATCCAAGGCTTAATACCCTGATCCGCCGTTAAGCTTGGATTCTGTAGGAACGTCTGATATGCAGCATTCCTTTGCTCGCTTGTAGCTGTTTGCCCGGTTTCTCTTGCCCAAATGCTTATCGCAGCATCGGTCCTAGATTGGGCGTCAGCCTCTCTTTGTCTTTGGGCGGCTAGCTGAGAATTATAAGAATCTCTCTCGCTTGAAGACGTAAACATCCTGCCGTCATCAGCAGGGTAGTAAGTTGGCGGCGGTGGTGGTTGGTCCTGAGGTGGCGGTTCTGGAGCCTCCATCCCCGGGGCAACTATGCCAGCATTTTGAAAGTAGCTTGTTATCTGAGAGACAGGCATCCCTATCGCATCAGATAACTGATTGACGTCCACACCAAACTGCTGCATTGCAGCAAGAATGGTGGACGGACTATTAAGGTTTGCTACGACAAAGTCGTAGACGCCCTGATTAAAGGCCACAAATCACCTTAGCAGGAATAGCCGCCTTTGGCCATCTTGACCATGGTTCCCTTGGTCTTGCCTTTGGATGCAACGCCATCACGACTTGGTGCAGCCGTCTTAACTGCGCCCATTTTGGTTTGACCAACGGATCCGCCTTTCTTCATACCCTTCATCTCGGCCATTTCATGCTTGACCATAGATTTAGGTGCGCCCTTGGCTTTCATAAAAGCAACTTCTTTCTTGACCATTGCCTTGGGCTCACCGCCCGCTTTATAACCTTTCATGGCTTTTTGCTCCGATATGCCAATTGCTATGGCTTGCTTGGGGTTAGTAACTTTCTGGCCCGAAGAAGACTTGAGTTTGCCTTCCTTGAACTCTTTCATGACACGTTTGATCTTGTCCATTAAATATACCTTCCGCGGGTCTTGCCTCGTTTTGCAATACCGTCACCACGGCTAGATGCTGATCCAACCTTGCCGCCGCGCTTCATGCCCATTTCAATCACATCTTCGCTACGACTGGAGCCACCAAGCTGCCTGCGCTTATTAGCTTGAGTCTCAATCCTGGCTTTGCCCATGTCCTTCTCAAAGGGTAAGCGCCTGCGAGGTGATTCTAACTGCGCCATGGATTCTCGACGCTTAACCAGATCGCTGCCCTTAGTAACTAATTCACCCTTGGGAGACTTGGTAGCAAGCTCTCCGCCGCGGGTAGCTAATTCACCGCCACGCTTGGGCGCCATCGCAAGCGCTTTTACTGCTTCTTGGGGGATAGAAGGCTCAACGCGAGCCTTGGTTGCTTGCGGTGCAAGCTTGGCAGCCAAACCTGCGCCAGCTGCTTTAAGACCTTTGAGCAAAGGCCCGCCAATCAAATTCATCTCTGGTGTGACACGCTCAATAGGTTTGTCATACGCCTTGAGTCTCTCAATCTCGGCTTTGACATCCTTCTTGGGTGGAGCTTGGACTTCTGCCTTAGTCTGGGTTCTAACCTCTACCTTGGGAGGTGGTTTTGTTTGCACTTTTTGTGCCGATGCTTTCAAAGGCGTGCGTGAAAAACCAGCTGTACCAGGCTCGGCAAGATCTGTATCTCCGATTGATTCAATACGAGAAGTTCGTACCGGCGTGGCTTCTGCCTTGCGTATATTGCTTAAGTCTATACCCTGCCGATCATCCATCTCAGACATAACTTGGCGCAGGGGCTTCCTAGGGGTGCTGCCAGACATAATAGCTTCACCACTACTATCCCTAACAATCTCACCGCTGCTATCCCTTAGAGGCTCCCGATCTATATCAGGAATGTCCCCACCTTCTTGGAAACGCCTGCGCTTCTTCATACTACCCCCTACTTTAGTAGCAAATACCGCCAGCTGGCGGGATTACTTCATCACGACCATCGTGCCTTTAGTCTTGCCACGCTTAGCACAACCATCAGCAGCGGTTACGTAACCACCTTTCTTAAACATCTTGCCAAGATTAGGACGCTGGTCCATCTTGCGAAGCTTGGCATCCTCTACTTCTTGCTGCATCGCACCCTTCTCTTTTTGGGTGGGTACAAGATCGTAGTTAGGGTTGTAGTTCGTGTCGCCATGGCGCCCACGGCCTTTACGGGGATCATTTTCCATCGTCATTTCCTTTCAGCGAGGGCATCAATTTTTGCTTCCAACCTGCCAATACCTGCGTCAAACCTTTCCATGATTCTTTCAAGGTCTGCACGAACTTCTGCGCGAGTGATGTGATCACGGGCAATTTCCTCCCGAGTCCTATTCAATAGGATCTGGATGCGCTTCTGTTCATCTGAAGCTTGCTTAAGCATGAACATCACCAGACCCACAAAGAATGATGTAATGAGATTCCAAATAAGAGCGCCCGTATCCATTCAACACTTCCATGCGCGTAAGCTTTTGTTAATACGGCTGTTAGGATCTTTGGCTGTTTTGGCCGACGTAAGCTTCTTTTTCATCCCTTCCATTCTGGCGCAGAATGATTTCTTACGTGACCCGCCCTCGGGTTGAGGAGCCTTAAGACCAGGCTTATCAGGATTGGCCGCGTTATAAGAAGCCCGGCCCTTGGCGTTTAAGCCACCAGCCGGGTTTTTGCCTTCTTTGCGTTGCCAAGCTGGCGTCTTAGCCATAGAACACCGTGACTTTGGCATTCGATAGGGTTGCATAGGCGCTTGTTCTACACCATACCCCATTAGCCGGGATGAGCACGGAGAAGGTTTCCCCGTTTGCAACCGTATTAATTACGAATTTGCTTGTCCCGCTTGAGCCGCCATCTTTAATCTCAACACTGCCAGTAGACGTGCCTGGTTCAACAACCAACCCGCGGACGCGAGTTGGTGTAGCCGTGACAGCGCCAGACGCAGCAAGAGACTTGCCAAGAACGTCTGTGTCCATGAGACACTCCTATTAGGCAGTTGCAAATGGTGTAGCAACCGTGCCAGAGCCAAGGGCAATACCGTTGACCATGTACTTGTTGGCTGCGATCGCAACGATCTGGACCCATGAGCCAGCAACGCCACCGGTTGTTGTACCGTTGAAGTTGATGAAGTCATCACTTGCGCCGGCCGTGTAAGCCACAAGCGCATTGGAAGAATCAGTATCAACGCCAAGGATCGTACCGACAAACTTGTCAGTGCCATCCGTACCAATCTTCAGTGAAGATGTAGCAATCGTGGTTGGAACCCAGATCGTATAAACAACGCCTTCGTTGTTAGCCGTATTGGGATCATTTCCCGGGCCAGACGAGGATACGTTAGCCGAGGTATTGATTGTAGGAAGCGTCAGAACCACGTTAGCAGCAAGGGTGCCACCAACAGAAATAATCCGGCCAGCATGGGCCACGGGATTTAGTGTGGTACTGGAAGTGATCTCAACGATCGTGGATGGGCCTTGTTGATAAATGCCGCCCAGGGATCGGACTGGACCGTCAAAGGTAGAAATAGCCATGATAACTCCGCGTAGTAGCGCATCCTCATACCGTCTCTACTAAGTCTGCTAGGCCAGTCGGTATGAGTTAAATCCTAGTAGGGTGGTTGTATCAGTTATTGGGGGCGGAGTCAATCAGCTTATTGGACTTCAAAAGGTTTTCTTGCCTCGGTATCACCCGCAAATTCCATGGCACGTGTAAGCCACAAACAACCTCCGATCTCAGCGGAATAATGTGGTCAACAACATACTGCTCTCCCGTAGTTTTAGTCATGGTAATAGCAATTTTGTACAACTCTCTTATCTGACCCTTTTGTTCCCTTGTGAGCCAAGATGGCGTAGCCTCCCTATGCTTGCGCCTACGTGCCTTTGTATCAGCTCTTACCCAAACCGTGTTCCGTTCTTTCCATGCTTTTTGGTAAACACGCTTTACCTCCAAAGGTCTTGTTGCAGCCGCTTGTATCACTTGCTCTTTGTGCGCCTCATACCAATCATTCTTGCGTTCTTTTACATCCTCTCTTTTGTTGTACTCCCGGAAATAGTCAGCGCGTTTTTCTGCCGCTTCTTGCCACTCTACCTTCAAACATTCAACGCACGATCCTTTTGTTTTGCGAGGAGATATGTGTCCGTGCTTGCAGGGTTCGCCTGTGAAGTAATACTTTGCTCCTGAGTTTTTGGCTTCTTTGCGGGTTTTTGGTAACTGTGCGGTATTCATTTCTTCTCCTGTGACTTAGTAACAGGTAATGTACCACACTTTCAACAGAAAACAAAAAACCCCGCCGAAGCGGGGTTCTTTGCGCTAAGTGCTTGATTTACATCAGGCTCCTTGCGAACCAAAGATACCGAGGGGGTCGCTCACACCGAAGCTGTAACGCTCACGGGCTTTGTAACGCACGTTCCCCGTGTCGAAGTCTCCATCCATTCCAGTACTCATCGGTGTCCGCACGAAGTGCTTCAATCCGTTGGGTACATCGGTGGTGAGGAACCAGCCGTTCGTGTCGGTCAAGAAGTGGTTGATCGTATAGCCTTCTGGGATCGAACCGTTGTTCTTGATGGCGTTGATGTCGTTGTTGTTGGTTCCGACACGGAGTTCGGTTTCCAACAGACGCGTTGCCACGAACTGGAGGTTAGGAGGAACGATAAGCTTGCGTGGGCGAGCTGCAATCAACAGATCACGTTCGTCGGTCCAAGCTGCGATTTGAATGACCGCGTTTTCCAACGAAGTCTCGTTCAAGTCTGCCTGGGTTGCGGGCGTGTTGCT